TATATATTCAGATAATTTTTTTTGAAATTTAGAAGACATAATTAAATTATATATAATAAAAAAAATAAGTAATAAAAACACATAAAAAATTATTTTTTAAATTCCGACAGCCTAATAAAATTCAATTTTTTCAATCAAAATTATATCTAAAATTATATCTAAAATTATTAATAATAAAATTCAATTTTTATATAATTCCATTCTAGAGATATTTTTTTTATAAAATTATGTCTAGAATATAAAAATTTACAAATAAATTATTTTTCCAACAATAAAGTTGTTGAAGTGAATTAGGAAGTTCAGGCAATACACTTAATTGATTTCCCCCCAACAATAAAGTTGTTTAAGCATATTTGTAAGTGTAGGTAATACAGTTAATTGATTTTATTGACAATTAAGTATTTCAAGTGAATTAGGAAGTTCTGGTAATACATATAAATAACATCATTATAATTTCTAATTTTGTTAAATGATTTGTACTTATAATCTCCACTAACCTAATTATACAAGACCATAATTTGCATTCTAGATATAAATTTATTTATGTTTACACTATTATAAATGAAATATTATAAAAAATCTAAGTAAATATTAAATATTTTGTAATTCTAGATATATGACAATCAATTTTTTTTTAATAATATGTATCACCATATTAATATTTTTTATAAAATTAATTTATGAACCATTCAAAATAATTAGTGTTATTTCGACTTATGACCAAAAAGAATATCAAGTTCAAGACACTTTTAATGATCCACATGAGGCTGCGAACCACATCGCTAATTTAAGACATCGTATAGAAAATTTTTTAGATTTTCTTAAAGATAAATATCAAGATGATAAACGAGTAAAAAGATTAATTACAAAATTTGATCCAAATGTTATACGGGAATCTGAAGATGAAGAAAATTCAACTTCATTCACAATCAATAAAGGTGAAGAAATCCATTTATGTCTTCGTTCAAAAGATGGAGAACGAGATCTACATGATTTAAATTTATTAACATTTGTTGTAATTCATGAATTAGCACATATTATGAGTCTTACATTAGGACATAATCAAGAATTTAAAGATAATTTTAAATTTCTATTACAAAATGCTACCGAAGCTAAAATTTATTACCCTATTGATTATTCTGAACAACCAAATAAATATTGTGGTTTAACCGTTAAAAATAATCCAATGTTTAATTAGAAATAGAATTAGAAATCAATTGCGTTAATCCATTCATTTTTTTCTGTATCGTTTAAATTGAATTCATCTAGAATTTTAGAAGCTTCAATTTTAGCTAAATTTAGTAATTTTTGTTTATTTTCTTCTGTTTTATCTTCTGGTTTGCTATTTTCATATTCTTGACTATATTTACGATTAATCATTATAATACGATTACCAATAATTTCTGAATCATTTAATTCTATTTTAACCATATCACAATATCCATTTATCGAATTAATAATACGACTTAATATACCATGATAACAATAATTATCACCATCTAGAATTTCATTAGTTAATGAATCATAAATATCTTCTGAATATTCATATAAATCATACTGAATTATATACCACACATTATGTAAAACATTATAATAATTATCTTCAAAATTTGGATGTAAATTAGCATAAAATTCATTTCCTAAACATTTTTTAATAATATCTAAAGCATTTTTTCTTTTAGAAAGTTTAGTATTAAATAAATTTAATACTTGTTGATACCATTTCTGATTTCTTGTAATTATTTTATTTTTAATATCATTATATAATTCTTCCTTTGTAAGTTTATGTATTTTTTCAGTTTCCATTATTGTTTTAACTCTCTCTTTAATTCGTTGATATGATTGTAATAAATCATTTTGAATCTTTTGATGATGAACCGTTTGTTGATTTGAATATGTTATCTTTTGATTTTTTACTCCAGATATAGGATGTGTTGGATACCGTATTACATTATTTATCTTTGTTGTTGTCCCTAATATCATATTATTCCACATAACATTAATGTTATTCGTATTTGATACTTGATTTACATTCACATTTGTTAAACATCCATATTTACTCAAATTAATACCTGTTTGATATGTATTAATATGTAAATTACCCTTAATCATAGCATCAATAACTCCCTGACTAATCCCATTACCATTTTCAAGTGGATTTAATGATAAATCTAGATTTGTAAAATCTGTTGGAATTGTTGAATCATATTCAGTTAAACAATTTGAAGCTAATGATAAACTTCGAATACTATTTGGTAAATCCATGTTAAATATACTAACATTGTTATCAGTAAAATTCACAGATTCGAGCTTTGGAAAATCTGTTAAATTTGGTATATTATCAAGTTTATTCCCTACTAAATCAATTTGTTCAATATTAAATGGTAATATTGGGAACTCATATATCCATAAATAATTCGCTTTTATCTTGATTAAATTTGGAAGTAATTCTCGTAAATTTGGAAGGGATTTAATTTTAATTCGTTCCATATATTCTTTGGAAGATTTACTAATACCATCATAACCCAAAACTAAGATTCTGATTCTTTCTCGATTGTGTAAATCTAATTGTTGTAAATCTATATTTAAAAATTTATTTATTGAATTAATATCAAATGTTATTTGTTCCCCATTATCCAAAACATAATAATTTACATTAGATTTATTCAATTTGGAAAAATTTATATGATTATTTTCTTTATTTAACATTATTTTTTGTTTATCTCCTTTTTTATTGTTATGATGTCTAGAACAGTTATATTAAAAATTTGTAAAAAAATAAAATTGAACACAAAAATGTATAATGATATTTATTTAACAAAAATATATTTATGGAAGTTATTTTAACAGAAGATAAATTAGGAATTGATGATCTAGCCATAAAAGGAGGATTACCAATTCGTAAAAATATTTTAAATTATGGACGACAAACAATTGATTTAGATGATATTAAAGCAATTGTTCATTTTCTAGGAAACAGTAATTACTTAACATCGGGACCAACTTTGAAAGAATTTGAAAATGTTATTTCTCAAACATGTGGTTCAAATTATGTTTCGGTGGTTAGTAATGGAACAACAGCTTTACATTTGGCTATGGTAGCAATTGGTATTAAAGAAGATACAGAAGTAATTATTCCAGCTATTAGTTTTATTGCGACGGCTAATTGTATTCTACAATGTGGAGGAAGAGTTGTTTTTGCGGATATTGACGATAAAAGTCTTTTAATTAATATTAATTCTGTAATATCAAAAATTACTGATAAAACAAAAGCAATTATTATTGTTGATATGTGTGGAACACCAGCACCATATCAACAATTATGGGATATATGTAAAGAAAAGAATATATATCTAGTTATTGATGCCTCACATAGTTATGGAGTAAAAATACCACTTGTTGGTTCATATGGAGATTTAACAATTTTTAGTTTTGATCAATTTGATAATATTACAACTGGAGAAGGAGGAGCCATTGCTACAAATAATTTAGAATTTGACATCCGAATTAAAAAATTACGTAATCATGGTATTGAAGAACATGATACACAACAAATACATATTAATGAATTGGGATACAATTATAAATTAACAGATATACAAGCAAGTATTGGAATTAATCAAAATAAAAAAATAGATTATTTTATAGAAATGCGAAATAATATAGCTAATATTTATGATGCTATTTTTAATGATAAAAAATTAGGACTTAATAATTTATTAGAACCATTACAAAAACCAGATGGACATCTTAGTGCCTATCACTTTTATATTATTCTACTCAATTTAGAAAATTTAAAAGTTGACCGAGATACTATATATAAAGCTTTAATTGCCGAAGGTATTGGTTGTGGTATTCATTATATTCCTGTATATTATCACCAATTATATAAAGAAAAAGGATATCTAAAAGGATTATGTCCAAATGCTGAAAAAGCATATGACAGAATTATTACTTTACCATGTTTTCCACTTATGACAGATGATGACCAAAAAGATGTTATTCGAGCACTCAAAAAAGTTTTAGACTATTATAAAAAATAATACTTTTTAGAAAACATATTGAATATTGACTACATATAAATTATTTTTCTTAGATATTTATTTTTTATTTTTTTAATAATTTTATTAGAAATACAATAAATTATCCGAAGTGAATTCGGAAGTTCTGGTAAAAAACTTAATTTATTATAAGCACAGTCAAGTTTTTCTAGTCCTTCAGGAAGTTTAGGTAATGAAAATAAACTATTAGATTCACAATACAGTTCTTTAAGTGTATTGGGAAGTTTTGGTAATACATTTAATTGATTACAATTACATTCGAGTATTTGAAGTGATTTGGGAAGTTCTGGTAATACATTTAATTGATTACAATTACATTCGAGTATTTGAAGTATATTGGGAAGTTTGGGTAATACATTTAATTGATTACAATTACATTCGAGTATTTGAAGTGATTTGGGAAGTTCTGGTAATACACTTAATTGATTATGATCACATGAAAAATTTAGAAGTGATTTGGGAAGTTCTGGTAATACACTTAATTGATTTGAACAACAATAAAGTCCACTCAGTTTATTTGGTAGTTTAGGTAATAAAGTTAACTGATTACAATTACAATTAAATGTTAAAAGACTATTTGGTAGTTCAGGCAATGAAGTCAAACGATTAACACTACACCAAAGTCCTTCAATCATATTAGGAAGTTTTGGTAATACACTTAATTGATTATTATTACAACAAATATATTGAATTGAATTGGGAAGTTCAGGTAATATAACCAACTGATTATTTATACAGTCAAGTGTTATAAGTCCATTTGGAAGTTTGGGTAATGAAGTTAATTTATTATTTTTACAATGAAGATAATGAAGTATATTTGGAAGTTCTGGTAATTCAGTTAATTTATTATCATCTATATTATCTTCATCATCATATTCATAATAATAATCATCCACGAAATATGAAACATCTAAACTAACAATATTATTATAATTTTTAATTTCACAAAATGAATTAAATTTATATATCACATAATCATTTTTATATTTGATAACAAACGGCATTTGAAATTATCAGAATTCGATTTTTAATTCAATTTTTTATATTGGATAATCAAAATTCAATTTTTTATATTAATTCAATTTACCCTTTATAAAAAATATTTTTTGTAAAATTATAAAATAGAATGGTAGAGTTCTTCGATTGAATCAATAAATAATCAATAAATAATCAATAAAAATTGTAAATTATTTTTCTTAGATATTTATATTTGTTTTTTTCTATTAAATTATTATTGTCAAACTCAAACCATTCAATATACCTAAAATTTGGAAATGAACTTAACTTATTATTATAACAATGTAATATATCAATTGTATCATATGGTATTTCTGGTAATTTTATTAATTGATTATTATGACACTCAACTACTTGAATTGATTCTGGAAATTTTGGTAATGATGTTAATTGATTATCATTACAATAAAGTTCTTCAAGTAAATCTGGTAATTTTGGTAATGAAATTAATTGATTTTTACGGCAATTAATTATTGTAAGTGATTCTGGTAGTTTTGGTAATTTAGTTAATAAATTATCACCACAATCAAGTTCGTTGAGTTTATCGGGAAGTTTAGGTAATATTGTTAATTTATTATTTCTACAATAAAGTTCTTTAAGTGAATTCGGAAGTTCAGGTAATACACTTAATTGATTATGAGAACAACCAAGTTTTTGAAGTGAATTTGGAAGTTCAGGTAATACACTTAATTGATTATTTCTACAAATAAGTATTTGAAGTGAATTCGGAAGTTCAGGTAATACACTTAATTGATTATGAAAACAATAAAATTCTTGAAGCACAATAAAAAGTTTTAGGAAATCAAATAATGAATCATTTTCATCCATATATACTGGATACTGTCCAGAAATATATAAATAAGTTATATTTGTAAAATTTGTAATTTCGGAAAATGAATCATAATAATGTAAAACATCACTATTATTATATTTAATTATCATTTACAGAAGTATAATTATTTTAATCTATTTATATAATTATAAAAATTTTAAATCAATTTTTTAGATTGCTGTTTCTAATAAATATTATCATATTCGACAATTAATGATGAAATATTATCATGTAATTTACTTTTATTTTTTTTTAAATTATTATAATATCCGGAACGATAAATTTCACTAATTCCTTTAAAATTTTCATGTCTAAAAACTGTTATTCGATATCCTTTGGGAACTTCAATTGAAGATATTTTATCATTTAATTTATTGTTAATTGAATTATACCATCCAATCCAATAAGTATTTTTACGTCCTTTTCTGTCTGAATGTTCCCATACCGAAACAAATTCTTTGGGGATAGGTTGTCCTTTTGTGATAATTATACTTTTAACATTTTTTGTGAAACCGGTTATATAATCATTAATATTTGGATAATATCCAGTCCATAATATTAATCGTCTCCCTTTAAAATTTTCATTTTGATATAATGATACTTGATAACCAGATGGGATTTTAATAGACCCAACACTATTATTAATTTTTTTGTCTAGAATTGGATATTTTCCTTCAATTAAATCAATACTGGTACCTTTTCGATTTTCACTTTGCCAAATATTAACAACAACAGATATATCACTTTCTTTTTGAATTTTTAGAGAATTAGCCCCACTACTTAATTCACTTATTTCTTTAATATTATCATAATACCCTGATGGAAAATATTCTTTAAAACCATTAAAATTTTCTTCAGAATATAATATTAATGTATAACCATCTTTGACTTCTAAACTTTGAAGACTATTTCTAAATCGATTACTAAGTTTTCGATAATCTCCTAATGTTAAATATTTAACTGAACCATCACGATTAGGTTTATCCCATATTTTAACAATTGTTCCGGATGGGTCTTTATCAATGTCATCCAATATTGGATCTTCAATAATAATATCATCATATTTTTGTTCCATAATTGAACCTTCTTCTTTTTCACAAATCGCACATGTTGATATATTACCTGATTTTCCAGTCATACCTTTATATCCAATCGGTCCTTGTAATCCAACTTTTGTTCTAATTGTTGAATATGAATAAAAAATAAAGAACATAATCATTAAATTAAGAACTATTAGTATTGTAAATAATTGAAATAATTGTGATAAATTGGGGTCAGTAAATTTATTTCGTATAAAATGAATTCCATAAAATACTGACACACATAGAAATAACAAAGCTAAGAATCTGTAAATTATATATGATATTTGTCTTTTATTTTGTTTAGTAGTATTATTATTATTTAAATTATTCATCTAGATTCGTTTATTTTATAAGAGAATTAAATAAATTATAAAAAAAATTATAAAAAAATTATAGAAACAATTATAGAAACATTTATAGAAACAATTATAGAAAAATATTAAATTTTAACATTTTTGTTTGCTTTTAATTAATTCATCCCTTAAAAATTTCATTTCAGATATTTTAAATTCATCAAAGTTATTTTGTGATATTTTATCAAGATAATTTTTTATATGTTTGAATTTATTTTTAATTTCTGGAGATTGTAAATTGGGAAAACATTTATTTGTATATGTTTCTTGAATTAATAATCTAATTTGAGAACTAATTTTAATCCTCTCATTAGAAATACATCTTCCTTTAATGAATTCCAAATATTTATTAAGTTCCTCAATTAACCATTTTAAACGTCCAGTTGAAAAATAATGGAATTCTTGACGATTTAATTTCTCATTATATCCACTTATATTATTAAAATATTTATCCATCCTACGAATCATTAATTGATAATATCTCTGAACTTCTTGAGGATTAGCACAATTTTCATAATTATTTAAACTACTTATTTGTTTATCTATATTCGAATAAATCGTTTTAATATCAAATATTATTTGTTTTCTTTCATTATCCGCATTTGGAAACACTAAACACTTATCCAAAAAATAATATGTTGGACGATTAGGTATCAATAATGTACGCAAATAATTAATAAAGTTTCTTCTTTGAATTGCGGTTGGATTATTTCCTGTGATTAAATAACCACCATATATTAATCCCTCTTCATCCGATGCGATTTGTTCATTAAAAGTGCTTGGAAATAAATATACTAAATCATCATACAAATTCAAATTATCATATAATTTTTTTTTAAATTTAACTTTAGAAACTAATTTTTGACTAAGTGGAATACTCCCACCACCTTTCTGATTTAATTGATTATTTTTTTGGTTATAATTATTTCCTTGGTTATTTTTTTGATTTAGAAGCATACCTTGTTTTTTTAACTTGTCTAGAATTGGTTTTAAATGATTTCGTATGCTACGTTCGCTAAGAAGTTCATCCGATAATATTTTCGCAAATTGATATCGTCTTTTTTTCCAATCTGTTATTTTTTGTCCAGATATTTGTAATAAAACTTGATTTGGATTACTTAAAAATGTATTAATTATACTTTCTAAATCTTTAATGACAAAGTTGATATTATCATCTTTAGAATAGCCTCCTTCGAATTCATCTGGTTTCATATCATCATCTCGACTTGGAAATAAATTATCTAATAAATATCCAGTTTGACGAATACTTAAATCTTCAATTGAATCAATATATTTAAATTCGATTCCTCTTTCTCCAACTCTATTATATAAAAGTAATATTATTTTAACGATTTCCATAAAATATTTCCAAAATTCAAATTCATTTAACTTATTAACATCCTTTTCATATAATATTCCATTAAAAACATATAATATTATTTTACCATTACTATCAGTTTGATTCTCTATAAATGAAGAATTTACACTTATTCCTATATTTTCATTTGTATCCCTTGGTATAATACTGACTTTTGTTTTTAAAAATTCCACAAATTCATCTATCTTATCTTGATTCGCTTTTTTATCTTTTTTATCATAATATTCTGATGAACCTCTTGTTAAATTATACCATAATGTATTATTACTATAATCTTCATCTGAATAACTAATATAAAATGTATTTAAATTTGTCATCCATACTGAAAGGAATTTTATTTCATTACCATCCTCATTTATTTCTGTAAATTCTGGATACGTCGCAACATATCTAATCTGTTTTGAATCAGTTTCTGACATACATTTTTCATTTATACAAACCGAATGATATTTATCAGGTTTATTTTTACCTTTGATTACCAAATCACCAAGTGATAAATACCCTTTTGGTGGTTCTGGTCTCCAAAATGTTAAATCATATTCTTGAATATAAACAATTTTCTTATAATTAATTGGGTCTTTACCACCAACACCAACCAAATAATTTTGTGTTTGACTACCTTCTGAACCTTGAAATACAGTATCACCGATTGGTCTTAATCCTGATTGTCCATATGGTCTCCAAAAAGTTAATTCACCAGTTAATGATGAAGAATTACCTAATTTACCTAAATTATAACTTTGAGTTGAATATACAACACCGATTTCATCTTTATTTTTACAAAATCCACATACACGTAAATCCCCAGATTCACCAGCTTTTCCTTTTTCTCCAGAAATACCACGCATTCCTATAAATTTACCAGTTTTATGAACATAATATAAACTTGAACCACTTACATTTATTAAATTTATTAATAATAATGCGAAAAACCACCAAAAGACATGTTTTCCATAATTTGCTTGAATAATATCTTTATAAATATAAAGAAATATAGTACTTATAAAAAATCCACAAAATGCTATAAATGATATTGTTTGTGGTTCAGGATCATATCTAAAATCAAATAAATCTTCAAGTAAATCAAAAAATCCAGATTGTGTTGTTATATTATTAGACATATGATTTTTTATATTATTATATTATTCTATAATATTTTTCTTATTATTTACTTTTTATTACTTTATTATTTACTTTTTATTACTTTTTATTTCTTTTTATTTTTTTTGGGGGTGATTGAATTAATTGTGTAAGTTGTATTTCTTTATTTAGATAATATGTATTGAAATATTTCTCTAGAATATTAATTTTCTGAAATTGTGTATTTGTATCATTAATTGTTATATATGTGTTTTCGTCCCATATAAATTTTACTGATTTATCATTTTTATTAATTTCTATATCCTCTGGAATTGGTATTTTTGAATTTTCTAAAATTAAATTATATATATTTTTTGTAATTGTATATAATTCTAGAGATTGATTATTCCGAATATCATCAATTATTTTATTATTTAATATTTTTAATTCATCACTAAATTCCATTAAATTTTGAATTACATTTTCTTTTATTTGATTATTATTATCAATCTCAATTTTATATTTTTCACCACATAAATAATATTTATATATATCTTTCTCAATTTTTATATATGGTACCATTAAATTTAATTTCTTACATGCTTCAATAAACAATTTCACAACTTCCATTTATTTTTATTTATTTTTATTTATTCACTTTTATAATATATTCCAAATAAAAACATAAAAAATAAAAACATAAATTTAATCAATAATAAATAATCAATAATAATTAATACGAATATTTTAGATTGGATAATATGATTCAAAAAATGTTTCTAGAGATTTAATTATATGATTATTTCCATCATTATTTTCATCATTATTTTTATCATTATTTTTATCATAAAATTGTAAATTTCCTTTCCCTTTATCAATCATAATATAACCATCATCATGATACATAAATTCAATTTTTAAAACATTTTCCCAGTTGAAAAAATAGTTTCGAAATTCATTATTATTATACATATTTGTTGGAATTGGTATATTTGGATTTTTAATAATTTTATCATAAATATTTTTTGATGTGTTATACAATTCTAGATATTTAATCGGACAATAATTTGGAATCATTTTATTTAATAAATTAATATTGTTATTATATATACTATTATATAATTTCATTAAATTTGTTTTAACTGATTCTAGATTATTAATTTGATTATTTGTAAGTGTAATAAAAACTTTTTCGATATCAAAATTATTAAAATCATCATTTGATGTATTAAATGACAATATTAAATAATCTTCGTTATTTTCTTTATCAATTTTAACATTAGATGGATATGGTAATTTACATTCTTTACACAAGTTAAATATTTGATTTTTTAATTTATCAAAATCCATTTGATTTTTTATATTATTTATTACCAACTTTAATTATTACATCATTTAATTACTTATTTAATTCAATTTTTTTATAATTAATATTATTCTAAATGATTCTAAATGATTCTAAATGATTCTAAAAATGACATCTAATAATTTTCTTATTATAAATTTAAAAAAGAATTCTAAATGAATACAATTCATATTGATAAGAAAAAAAAGAAAAAAACATATTTAAAAAATATATCACATGATAAAAAAAAGAAAAAGAAAACCAATTTATCAGAAAATATAAAAAATAAAAAAAATAATTATTCTAGATATTTAAGTAAATTAGGTAAAAATAAAAAGAAAAAACACACAAAATATAATAATACAGACAAGAAAAAGAAACATAAACGTTTTGAAGGTTCAATACTTTTACAACCAAATGATACTCCTGCTAGTTTAATGGGACAACCAACACCAAGTCGTCAATATAATTGGGGTTTAGGTATAGAACATGAAATGCAACTTTTCCATGTTCCGAAATCTGGTTGGGAAGATGCTAATATTGTTTTTGATTCACAAGAATCAACATGTTTTTTAACTGGTGATATGGAAGATACAGGTTCATGTTGTAAATTTAGAGGTAATAATTGTTCGAATGCTTATCAACATCCCTCAAAGAAAGACAGTATTAAATTAAAAAAAGATGAATATGATTGGTTAATGAATATGGATTGGGAATTAACAGGAAGACAAGCTCAAGGATGTAAAGGTGGAAAATGGATTGTAAAAAGAACTCCAGTTTTAATGCCTGAAATAATTACTGGAAATCATCGTAATAGAACAATTGAATCTATTAATAATGAATTGATATTTTTAGAAAATAAATATATCGAATTACAAATGAAAAATCCATTAACAAAACGTAAAGTTGAGATTTATGGAGAACTCAAACCTTATTTATGTGGTTCTCATGATAAAATAATGGTTCCACAAAGACCAACTGTATTTAGTGATTATTATACATTAACAAATAAAGAAACGTATAAAGATTATCTCGGAAGTTATCATATAACTATAACTTTACCACATTTAAGTGATATTTCTAAAAAAGACTTTGTTGATATTCATCGATGGTTTGGTATGGCATTTCAATGGATTGAACCTCTTCTTATGTCAGCTTATTTTAGTCCAGATCCAAGTGCTGTTGGTTCTGAAATTAAACATACTAAAGGTTCATATCGTGTGATGGTAGTTGGATGGGGAAATATGGGTGGTAGTGATTTAAGAAAAATTGGAACTGAAGGAATTACACGATATGCAAATCAACGAACATATTGGAGAGATAAAGTTAAATTCAAATCAAGTGAAAGATTAGATATATGTGCTAAAACAGCCCCACCAGTAAATAATTATAAAAAAGCAATTAATATTCATACTAGTGATTTCAGAACATTTAATTTTGCTAAATCATATGATGAATGTGTTAAATTATATAATCCAAATGATTGTCCTAAAATAGATGGTGGTATTATGGAACCTCCATATGGTATTGAAGTTCGTATTTTTGACCATTTCGAAACACATCATTTATTAAGTTTGCTTCAGATAATTATCTTAATTGCTCAAAATGGTTCCAGACATAATCCAAGTGAATATGTTTATAAAGACCAACGATGGATTGGAACAATGGATAAAATCATGAAACAAGGATGGAATGCTAAATTATCACAATCATATATTGATGCTTTACGAAATAACTTTGGATTGAAAATCGAAACTGAATCAAATGTTGCTTATGATATATTAAACCAATTAGTTAAAGAATTGTTTGAAATGAATAAAGATGGTGTGATTGTTAAATTAATGATGGAACATATTGTTTGTCCAGTTTTACCAAGTGTTAATCGTCAATGTTGGGAATTATCATTTAGTCGTAAATATTACAATTTGGTTTTGGATTTTATTAATAATAATTATACTAAAACCCAAAATATTAGTTTTGATAAATTTAAAAATGATTTTCTAGAATCATTCGGTAAAAAATCATGGGAATCAGATATCGAAAATGTTATTTATGCTCTAGAATCACATCGTAAAATTAAAATTAAATCATCAAATGGTATTATTAAAAGTTTAACAATAGTTTAATAATCTATTTTTTATTACAGATGAAAATGAAAATTATTTTGTAAACACCAGACAATTTGAAAAAATCCCGAAATTGAAAAATTACAATCTGAATTAAATATTGTTAAAAGACACCATCAACTGATGATTATGTACATTTAGTAAATGAAAACAATACACTCAAAAATAAATTAAATAGTTTTAGTCAAGAATGTCTAAAACAAAATAAAGATTTAGAAGAAAAACAAAATATAAAAAATAATATCAAATAAAGATTTCTAGATTATTTTTTACCAAAACTAACAATAAATTGTATATTTTCATCTTGACTAATTTTTTTCTTAAGA